CGGGCAGAAGAACAAGGCACAACACCACTCGAAGCGGCAATGCGCTGCTACGTGGCAAGCAAACTAGGTAACGAGGTACAGATACCGGAGGAGATAACACCATGAGCACATGGAACCACAGAGTAGTAAAGATGGATGACGAGGAAGGCACACTGCTGCTAGCAGAGGTGGTCTATGACGAGGGCGACAACCCACTGGGGTATCACGAGCCGTTCATGAGTAGCGACACAATCGAGGGCTTGCAAGAATTACTAGACCGCCTGAGTGCCGCACTCGATGAGCCTGTGCTTGATGCAGCTACGATGAAATGGAATGGAGATGAGGACGAGGATGATGAGTGACATTACTTTGCTAGGCGCAATCGCTGCGGGGCTAGGGCTGTACTGCCTACACCTGCAACTGAAGTATCGCAACATACTGATGATGTTTCAGGTCGTGCTCATGAGTGTGTACGAGGGTGACGCAGAGATAGAAAAGCGGGGTAACACATACTTCCCCATACTTAAGAAGCAACAACATAAGGAGATAGCATGACCACACTAAACTTCGGCACTACTGTGACGCTTAAACAAGCGGCGAACCTGATCGCCTCTACCCCGATGAACCGCTACCTGCTACGTGGCGAGCCGGGCATCGGCAAGTCATCCATTATGTCTACGCTGCAAACTATGTTCCCCGAGCATGGCGTGGCGTACATCGACGTGCCTAACATGGACTTGGGTGACATCGCTATGCCTGTCATTGACCACGACAGCAAGACTACCCGCTACTATCCTAACGCTAGGTTCGGGTTCCATACCGGCAAGCCTATGATCGTGATGCTCGACGAGTTCACTAAAGGCGCTGAGCCTGTCAAGAATATGCTGCACCCACTGCTCGAGGCGCACAACCCACGGCTAGGTGACATCCCTGTGCATCCTGATACGTTCGTGTTCATGACCGGCAACCTTGCAACTGACGGTGTGGGTGACATGATGAAGGCGCACACTATGAACCGCATCATCCCTGTCAACGTGAGCAAGCCTAGCTTCGACGAGTGGACACACTGGGCTATCCCTGCGGGTATTGCACCTGAGATACTTGCGTTCGGTAAGCAGTTCCCACATATCTTCGCAAGCTACACCGAGGGTAATCAGAAAGAGAACCCGTACATCTACAACCCGACTAACCCTAGCAACGCATACGTATCACCACGCTCACTCGAACGTGCATCTAACATCATCAAGGTACGTAAGCATCTCGACGCTGACAGCGTACTGGCTGGCTTGAAGGGTGCTATCGGTGAGGCAGCGGCACGTGATATGCAAGCGTACCTAGAGTTTGCTGACCAGCTTCCTACATGGGAGTCAACAGTCAAAGACCCACGTCATGCCTCTGTGCCTACGTCAGCAGGTGCTTGTGCAATCGTGGTGTTCGGCGCTATCACTAAGGTAGACAAGGACACTATCACGCCGTTCATGCAATACCTTGAGCGGTTCGAACCCGAGTGGCAAGCAGCGTTCGCAATCAACATCGCCAAGTCAGCGACCAAGCAGAAGGTAGCGTTTAGCTGCAAGGCATTCAGCGACTGGGTGGCTAAGAACGAGGACTTGCTGTAATGGATCACATCTATTACTGGGGGTGGCAACACGAGGACAACAAGGGCATCAGCTACTTCGAGAGTAACTATAAGCGCAAGTTCAGAGTATGGCGTGTTAACGAGCAGGGTGAGGATGAGATAGTCACCGAGCCTATGCAGTATGAAGAAGCAATGGCGTATGCACATCGCATCGCTAAATTAACCGAGGGGAGAATCCTGCAATGAGTACAGACAAGGAAGAGCGCAAGCTCAAGAAGGTCAAGATCAGTCTAATGCGTAACCCGCAGTTCGCTATGTGGTCTGGTCTTATGATGGTAGGCAAGACACGTATCGACGACGACTGTCCGACAGCAGCAACCAACGGGCGGGATGAGATATATGGGCGGGAGTTTGTAAGGAAGCTCGACGAGAAGGAACTGGCATTCGTGATCCTGCACGAGTGCTTGCACAAAGCTTTCCGTCATCTGACCACGTGGACAAAGCTCTACAAAGAACATCCTAGGCTTGCTAACGCAGCGTGTGACTACGTCATTAACCTGATGCTGCATGACATGGACGAGGACGGCAAGGTGCTGCAATTTCCTACGCTTAACGGCAAGCGTATCGGTCTGATCGACGAGAAGTATCGCGGTATGAACGCCAAGCAAGTCTACGACCTACTCAAGCAGCAGATGCAAGACGGCGGTGGCGGTGATGATGGTGACATACCTAATCAAGACGAGCAGTTCGATGACCACGATTGGGATAGTGCCGAAGGTCTGACTGACGAGGAGAAGAAAGAGCTTGAGCGTGAGGTAGATCAGGCGCTACGTCAGGGCGCTATGGCTGCACAGAAGATCAAGGGTAGCGGTACGGGTGGCATGGACAGATACTTAGACGAGCTACTTAACCCTAAGGTCAACTGGCGTGAGCAGCTACGTGAGTATGTGAAGTCTATATGCAAGGGGCGAGACACATCGTCATGGCGTAGACCTAACAGACGGTTCCTAGGTTCAGACATCTATATGCCTACGCTGATAAGCGAGAAGGTGGGTCACCTTGTGATCGGCATCGACACATCGGGGTCTATCGGTAGAGACGAGCTTAACGACTTCCTTGCTGAGGTCAAGGGCATAGCAAGCGAGGTTACACCTGACAAGGTAGACCTGCTGTATTGGGACGGGGAGGTAGCTGCACATGAGACGTATGACTCTGCAACAGTTGAAACAATCGTTGACTCGACAAAGCCGCGAGGTGGTGGTGGCACTTCACCTTCTTGTGTCAGCAAGTATCTTGAAGATAAGAGCATCAAGCCTGAGTGCGTCATCATGCTCACAGACGGGTATGTCGGTAAGGATTGGGGTGGCAACTGGGAGTGCCCTGTACTCTGGACTATCGTGGGTGGCAACACTGCCGTTGCACCTAACGGCAAAACTATTCACATCAACTAAGGAGATACGCATGAGCAAAGTAATCGTGAACCTAGGGTATAGGTCTATTGTGCTTGACGCAGAGAAGGCGCTTACCTTTATCTCTATGGTGCAAGACGCAGAGATGTATCAGTCCAAGTATCACAGCGGCGAGAACGGTAAGCCTTCGTTCAACACGTACCACATCTATCCAATGGACGCAGACAACGGGTTCAGTATGCAAATGCTGACTAACGAGAGCTACAACCTGTACAAGCTGGCAGGTAAGCCAGACAACAACTAAGGAGTAATGACATGGGTATAGCCGCAAGTTCGGTGCTAGTCGAACTCAATATCTCTAGCTGGGGTGCAAGCAAGATCGACAAGAGCGTAGCCGACACAGTCAACGCTACACACAATGCAACACGTGACGCATCCAAGGTATACAAGAACCTGACTGCGGGTTCGACACTTGCATCAGACATCGCTAAGTACGCAGCCAAGGTACGCCTGTATCACAATGAGACTACATTGCCTTGGTCAAGTAAGGGCGCACGTATCCTTCCGGTCAAGTTGGTTATGGAATACAAACAGCAGATGAATATGTTCCGTACCACCTACGATAATATGTGTAATCAGCTTTACTCCCAATACCTATCTATCATCTCTTCCGCGCAGCAAAACCTAGGCGCTTTGTATAACGCGGATGACTATCCAACTCTGGACGAGGTTAAGAACAAGTATGCGTTTAGGCTTGTGTTCAGCCCATTACCTGAAGCTGGGGATTGGAGACTCGACATTTCCAATGATGATTTGAAAGAGCTGCAAGCGTCATACGAGGCTGACTTCAACGACCGACTAGCCAAGGCTGTGCGTGAACCATGGGATCGCCTGTATGACGAGCTGCAAAATCTATCAACGAAGCTGCACGACGAGGAGGGTGTGGACGCCAAGAAGCGCTACCACGACAGCTTGCTTGAGAACCCGCAGAACCTGTGCAACCTGCTGACTAAACTCAACATCACGGGTGACCCCAAGCTTGAAGAAGCGCGACGCGAACTAGAACGTGCCTTGATAGGTGTAGACATGGAGGACATCAAGGAGTACCAACACATCCGTAGCGATGTGAAGTCTAAGGTAGATGCAATTATTGAGAAGTTTGACTGGTGAGGAGAATGATATGGGTTATCGAAGTGGTGTGACTGCGGTGTTCTACGTAAGTAAGGAGGAGCATTTTCCCATGGTGAAACTATGGTTGGATGAGAACTTCCCTATAAAAGAGTTCGAAGAAAATATACGCTGGTTCGACAGGGGCATGGTGCTTGAGTGCGAGGACGTGAAGTGGTACGAGAGCTTTCCAGACGTAAAGGCCTTTGAGGTTGCTGCGGATAAGTTCGTAGAGCTATGTAACGCCGAGGTAAGTGAGGGTACGCCTACGTTCAACTATGAGTTTGTCCGTATTGGCGAGGACTACGATGACGTGGAGGTGGTCAGGGAGGGTATTGCATGTGAGTACCTATTGGAAGTGAGTCGAGGTGTAATGGTGGAGGTGTGATATGTACGGACAATACAGGAACAGCGGGATCGTATCGCTATCTACGTATGAGGAAGCGAAGCGGCGGTACGACACTGTCGAGCCTATCAGCGGCAACGGACGCAATGCAGGTATACGCCCACTAGGGCGGCGCAACAAGCCACACTTCGAGATAGTCATGCGGGATCAGGATGTGGCGTGCGTATGCTACAACACTGACGTAGTTACATTCCATCCTGACAACACCATTACGGTTAGGGACGGCGGTTACACCACGCAGACTACGGCTAACTTCATTAAGGATGTTCTGCGTATCGGTGCTGGTATAAAAGACCACGATATCATCTTGTTCGGTGGCAGCACCCCTACCCGCCTGATGAGCAAGGCTAAGTTACACGCCGAGGGTAACGCTAGGTATACGGTGATTGAAAGCGGTACACACTATACACACAAGCTCAAGCGCAAGCGTATGACAGAGCTACGCAAGAGTGTCGCGCCGTTCATGCAGTACGCCCGAGGTGCAGTCAAGCTACGCGATGGTGTGTTCGAGTCTGATGAGGTCAGGGCTGGCATGGAGGAGCTAGGCATAGACGTGCTCTCTTTCTCGCAGATCAGTCTTGGTACAAACATATGGAACGTACAGGCTAGCGAGAGGCGTGAGCGTATGCAAAAGTTTTATAAGATGGTGTCGGAGGGGGACGCAGAGAACTGGTATTACCCGCTCCTCTGGCTTACCCGCTCAGCAACAACATCTTCGTTCGGCAAAGTTTGCGTAAGTACGCAGGGCATCACGCAAGCTATGGACGACTTACTAATTGCACTGCACCCAGACGCGCTCGAAACCATTGAAACCCCACGTGGCACTATTAAAGTAGACAGATACGCAAGGTTCGTACCGTTCGTTGAACTAGCTAATAAGGAGAAAGCATGACACAACCATACCCGCTGTATTCCAACATACGCATGAAGCCATTACCCGAGGGCGGTAGCTTCACCGATAAGATCATTGCACCCATGCTAGAGCCTGTCATATACGAGCTAGCTGTAAATAACCCTACGTGGCTATTCGACGAGATGGAGCAAACCTCAGGGCACGACAGAACAATCTTTGCCAAGGGCTTTCATGTCCTCGACGGTAAGAAAAACCACCTAGGTAAGATAACCCTAGAGCGCAACTACGGTAAGCGTAACAGCACCCCGTGGGTGTTTGAGATAGCTAACAGGCGCATAGCTCAGAGTAGGGAGCGCGGCCACGCAGTAGTAACAGGCAACGCTAAGGTGGCGCTTAAGACCGTCAGGAAGTACTTCAGTGCACCTACTATGACGGAAAGGGTTGACGTGATAGCGCAAACCGCGAGGAACATAGCGTACGCAGCGATGCAAGAAGCACGGGATGAATATGAAAAAACTCGCAAGAAAGTTACCCCCGCCATCCATGCTTACGTAACTGCTAACTGGGCGCAAGTGCTTGATAGTATGAAAGATTCTGACCGAGCTGTTGCCGAAACGATACCTTCCCTGAAGGACGCACACAAGTCTACTCAGTCCATGCTGGATCAAATTCATGCGAAACAACACTTGACTCTGTTAATAGATGGTGATACATATATAACCCATGATGGGGGAACAACGCAGACTTACGGAAGTGATGATCTACCCGTAGGAATAAAGACCAACTTAGGTCTACTGAAGTTGATGGAAGTTGGTAAGCCGGTACTTGATATCGGTATCAGGATATCGGAGCACACGTTCGTACTTTATAAAGGAGCTAAGAATGGAGCAGTTATTTAAGAAGCAGCTGGAAGTAGCAGTAAAGACCTTGACCGCACTGCAACGGCGCGGCCATGTGAGTTTCAAAGTAGTCATAGGTGACGAGGAGCACGGTGACCTTGAGGTAGTACGCAAGGCTAAGCGCACCCGCTCTACGTCGATACATCCGTTCGGTGCGGTGCGTGACTACGTAGTGCCGTTTCTGAATGCGCTCAAACCTGACGAGATCGTCAGTATCCCGTTCAATCAGTTTGATCCTGAGTCACTGCGCGGCAATGCCTGTGCATGGGCAACTACTAAATGGGGCAAGGGTTCGTACTCCACTACGGTTAATCGTGAATTACAAACGGTAGAGATTTACCGCCACGAATCATGATATGTAGCAAGTGTGCTTCTAGGACTAACATCACCAACACCTATAAGCATAAAGACGGGGTGTTACGTAGGAGAAAGTGTTTCGAGTGTGGCGATACATTCATGACGCTTGAGACTCCGTACACCCCGCCTGATAGGTTAAAGCCCGAGCTTAAGCCTAAGGCGCTATTCAGTAAGCGTGACGTAGCTATGATTAACAAAATGAAGACAGAGATTCGTCGCAGAAACGAGGACATCAACGAGAATAAGGAGTGACCATGCTGAGAGATGGACGGTTCATTAAGGAGGAGCCACCGAAGATCGGTGCACACTACACCCCCAAAGCAGTTTACCCATCGACACCGGAAGAGAGGCTGATGCAGGACTTACTGCTAAACGGAAGAAACGAACAACAATCATTTTTGTCACGCGTATTCGGCGTGATGCTACGAGTTTAAGGAGAATATATGTACGCCGCACGACTACTCACCCCTATGCAAGTAATGATGCTGAAAGACGCTGCCGAAGTTACACCGGTTAGTGCTAAGTACAAAGCTATTGATGAAGTCACAGCGGCAATCAAGAAGCAAAGCCCTGAGAAGTTCTTTCACTACACCAAGGACAACAAGCCTGACCCTGCTATGCGTGACCGCGTATTCTATGATGAGCCTCGCAACCTAGAGTTGTTTGAGTATGCAAAATGCAAGCAGCCTTATATTGGTATTGGACAGGCTGATATGTACAGAGCGCGTAACAAGGTACTACTGACCAACCACAAGAAGATCAAGGGTGAGAAATGAGATACGAAGTTTACGACGAGAACAACAAGCTGTTCCGCAAGTTCTGGTTCAGGGAAGAGGCTGAAAGGTTTGTGCAATGTGGCTGGAAGATGGTGACGAAGGCCAAGCACAAAGACGCAAAGCCTACACCTGAGACACACGGGGAGGCATTGGTATGAAAGCGTTTCCAACACATAAGGAAGAAGGCATGGACTTGCGCGATTACTTTGCGGCGAAGGCTATGCAGGGTTTGTTGTCTAACCCAAAGCTGCAAGCGCAAATCCTAAACACAGGCGGGGCGTGGGGTAGTTGGGTTCCTGAGTCTGCTTATGGTTGGGCAGACGCCATGATGAAAGAACGAGATGAAGCCGCCTGAGATCGTGGCCGTTGCGTTCTACGTAGCGATTGCTGTGTTCAGTCTTTACTACGGCACAAAGGTAATCATTAACGAGCCGCAACTACCTTGCGGAGTAGCCGAGATAAGCCCTGACTTCGATAGCAAGCACAGGGAGCAATGCAGACAAGCGAGAGGGCATAAGTTATGAGGACTAAAATCCATGTGAACCAACACATCATCAAAGAGAACGCCAAGACAGGGGGCAATGAACCTGTGCTAACTATCAAGACGTACAAGAGCAATACCTACGCGCATGAGGTAAGGATATTGGGTGAAAGCAAGGTGGTGTACAGCCCGGATAAGCCTTTGTCGTGTGGTGCGAAGGTATGGATTGAGACTGAAGCCGAAGTGGAGGTGGTGGCATGACTGACAGAGAACTATTACAGCAGGTGTTGGATGCTTGGCAGGATCATTGGGTGAATGACAATCAAAGTGCGCTGCTTGAAATGATCCGCGCCAACTGCGCCAAAGAAATATACAACTGCGCCAGATGCAGTGAGCGCGAATGGCAGGGGCTGACGGAATGACTACACTGAAACAGCTAGCAGACTATCTGGAAGACAACGCACGTAGCGATATGGATAACGAAGCAGCGGCAGCATTGCGTAAGTACAGTCAACTATTTAAGGCGGCGCACGAGATGGTCACTGCTAATACCCACGAGCACAGTAAAGCTGCGTACGTCGAGATGATAGACCTCATTAAAGGAAAGGCGAATGAATGACAGTAAAACCAAACTAATTAAAATTTCAGCGCGAGTGCCGGAGTACGTAGCAGACTATTTCAAGAACAACTACTACAACGGCAGCAAGCAGATACGCACAGCACTAGAAGAATATGTCCAACGTGAAGGAGCTAAGTATGAGAAAGAACTCGAAAGCAGCAAAGATCGCTAAGTACTTGACCGCAAACCCATCAGCGCAGCCGTTTGAGGTAGCAGATAAGTTTAAGGTTGATAGGCAGTATGTGTACAACGTGCGTAACCGCCTACGCAAAGAAGGCGTAGCCCCACCAAAAATCCGCATGGCCGCAGCTGTTACATCGAACACATCAATCGCGTCGCTCATGTTCCAACCCAAGGACGACCCAGTCAACCACCCCACGCACTACACCGATGGTGGTATCGAGACAATAGACTTCATCGAAGCGAAGCGTCTGGGCTATCACCTTGGCAACGTGGTGAAGTACATCTGTCGTGCTGGTAAGAAAGGCACTAACATGGGATTGCAGGACTTGCAGAAGGCACGGTGGTATCTTGACCGCGCTATTGAGAAGAACGAGATCAATCCACCTACGAGGTAATCATGGCAGGTACACCAGAGAGCAAAGTCAAAGCTGCAGTAGTCAAGCTGCTTAAACAGTACGGCGCGTATTATTTTTTCCCCGCCACACACGGCTATGGGCGATCTGGTGTGCCTGACATTGTCTGCTGCATTAAGGGTAAGTTCCTAGCCATAGAGTGCAAGGCTGGCAAGGGCGAGACAACTGCACTGCAAGACAAAGAGATCAACGCTATCCGTACGGCGCAAGGTGTGGCTGCTGTGGCTAGGGAGACTAATCTCGATATGATCGAGCAGATACTGAAGGAGCTAACGCATGAGTGAAGAAATGAGCATAGGTGTAAAGATATTGCTGGAACGCGCTAAATCTAATCCTGATGAGATGTCAGACGAGTACGGCAAGTGGCATCAGCTACGTGATGCTGTGTTCGCTTACAAAGAAAGGGGTGAACGCCGTGCGTGGATACGTGGACTGCGGCCTGATGAGATAGACCTACTGTACGAAGCGTTCTGTACTGGGTCACGGCAGATATTCGACGACTACGTGCTGAAGAACGTGCTAGGCGCAGAAGAAGAAGAAGAAAAGCAACCGTTAGACGCATACAAGATATCGCAGGGTAAAAGAGCGCCCGTAACCACTACGATTAAGCAAGAACTAGGAATCAAATGAAAATAATCGCGCTCGATTTCGAGACGTACTACGACAAAGAGTACAGCCTCAGCAAGATAACGACTGAGGAGTACATACGTGATCCACGATTTGAAACTATAGGTGTAGGGGTAAAAGAAGATGGACAAGACGCAGTATGGGTATCGGGTACACACGAAAAGATCAAGAAGTATCTGGATTCGCTCAACCTTCACGAACATCTGGTGCTGGCTCACAACGCTATCTTTGATGCCGCTATACTTAATTGGCGTTTTGACATTCGCCCTAGGGGTTGGCTTGACACGCTTAGCATGGCACGTGCTCTCCATACCATTGAAGTGGGGGGATCACTGGCTGCACTCGCTGCGTATTACGGGCTGGGTGAAAAAGGAACAGAGGTCGTCCAAGCTCTCGGTAAGAGGCGCACGGACTTTACGGCGGTAGATCTAGCTGCGTACGGCGAGTACTGCAAGAACGATTGCCACCTAACGCTAGAGCTATTCAGGATACTGACGCAGGGGTATAGCAACGTTGAACTCAAGCTGATAGACCTGACCATCCGTATGTTCTCGGAGCCTGTGCTGGACTTAGACGCAAACGCTTTGCTCGACCACATCCACGAGGTGCAGGTAGAAAAGAAGCGGCTACTAGACTCGGTGACCTTGGTGGATAAAGACCAGCTCATGTCGAACGACAAGTTAGCTGCGACGCTAAAGCTGATGGGTGTAGAGCCGCCTAAGAAGATAAGCCCAACGACCGGCAAGGAGACGTACGCTTTTGCTAAGTCGGACGAGGGGTTCAAGGCACTGCTCGAACACGAAGACCCTAGGATTCAGGCTATTGTGGCTGCGAGGCTAGGCGTAAAGTCTACGCTCGAGGAGACCCGTACCCAACGGTTTATCGAGATTGCCTCCCGAGGATCTATGCCAGTTCCCCTACGCTACTACGCCGCCCACACGGGACGGTGGGGTGGTGACGACAAACTAAACCTGCAAAACCTTCCCCGTAAGTCGCCCCTGAAGTCTGCCATTCTTGCCCCGTCCGGTTACATGATGATCGACGCTGACTCTTCCCAGATCGAGGCGCGGACGCTGGCGTGGCTGGCTGAACAGGATGACCTTGTGGCTGCGTTCGAAGCTGGAGAGGATGTGTATAAGATCATGGCGTCTGCTATATACAACAAGCCTACTTCTGACATATCCCCCGCCGAACGCTTTGTCGGAAAGACAACTATTCTGGGCTGTGGCTACGGCATGGGCGCACTCAAGTTTCAGGCGCAGCTTAAGGTGTTCAAGGTGTACGTCGAGCTAGAGGAATGCAAACGCATTATTGATACATACCGGCGTACATACCCGCAGATCACGGCGTTCTGGAAGACGGCTAGTAAGGCTCTGGATTACATCAGGGATGACCAGTCGTTCGAGTTCGGGCGTGGCGGTGTGCTCAAGGTTGAGGGTAAGAAAGGCATCCTTCTACCCAACGGCCTACACCTAAAGTATCCCAACATCAGGCAGGTACAAAAGGATGACGGATCGGCAGAAACCGTGTACGATACAAAGAGGGGGAAAGCAACCATACCGAATAGGATATATGGCGGTAAGGTGACAGAGAACGTATGCCAAGCCCTTGCAAGGATTGCTATCGGTGACCAGATGCTACGGATAGCTAGGAAGTACAAGGTGGTAATGACGGTGCACGATGCGGTTGCTTGCGTTGTACCTGAAGATGAAGTTGAGCGCGGCGTTGAGTACGTCGAGTTGTGTATGAGAATAAGACCCGAATGGGCACCAGACCTGCCGCTAAACTGCGAGTCTGGGCATGGTAAAAGCTACGGAGAATGTTAGTGATAGTAGACACAATTAACTTTAAGCGAGTATGGGCAGCAATCAACGCGTGGTGGGCGAGTTCCATGATGGCGGTGCTGCTGTTTCTACTAGGACTGTACATCGGTAGCACCAATACTGAGAGCCGCATAGCCTCAGACTGTAAATTCTCCGGTGCATTCCGCGTAGAGATTCAAGCATTCGTTTGCCAGAGGAAGTTATGAGCATTGCGTGGTCTTACAGCAGCATCAAAACATTCGATCAGTGCCCGAAGAAGTACTACCACTTGCGCGTACTAAAGGACTTCAAAGATGAGGATTCGACTGCGACGATCTACGGCACGGAGCTTCATACGGCGGCGGAGGAGTTTATCAGAGATGGAACCCCGATCCCACCTAAGTTCAGTTTTATTGCACCCACACTAGAAGCGCTTAATAGAATTGAGGGCGAGAAGCACTGTGAAATTAAAATGGGAATTGCAAAGCGTGACGGCAAGTTCGTACCGTGCGAATTCTTTGCAAAGGATGTGTGGTGGAGAGGCATAGCTGACTTACTTATCATTAACGAAGAGAAGCAGACTGCCTATCTGGTGGACTACAAGACCAGCAAGAACGCTAAATACGCCGATACCAAGCAGCTAGACCTGTTAGCCGGGGCGGTGTTCACGCACTACCCCAAGGTGATGGAGATTAAGTCTGCACTGCTGTTTGTAGTTAGTAACGAGATAGTAAAGAAGAAGCACGAGTTCATGATGCGGTTGTCGTACCTGAACTCGATGGAGCCGGAGTTAACTCGATTAGAAGCGGCTATCAAGAACAATGTATGGAATCCTAACTCTGGGCCGCTATGTAAGTTCTGCCCGGTCACTGAATGTGCACATAACCGGAGAGGTTGAAATGCCTTACGTAAACAAAACTAGGCCGTACAAGAAAGAGTATCAGCAACAGAAAGAACGAGGCGAATTACCTGCGCGTATGGATAGGCAACGTGCGCGTAACGAGCTAGATAAAAAAGGCGTAAGTCGTGCCGGGAAAGATATTGACCATGTGGTGCCGCTTTCAAAGGGCGGTACGAATGCGCCATCGAATTTGAAGCTGAAGAAGCCTAGCGCAAACCGTTCGTTCAGCCGCAACTCAGACCACACGGTTAAGAAGAACGCGCCTAAAAAATAATGGAAATCGTAAACGACAAGGTAATAGTCATCAGGACTAGAAGGCCGCACTTAGTCATAGAGAAGATTAAGAAGAGCAAGATCATCGGCTGGCTTCCTGACGGTTTGCATGACGTAGCTGTGTTCTTCGGTTTAAAAGAAGCGCAAGCCCTGACCGACCTGAAGATCAAGGGTGTGCCATCTACGATAGAGCGCGACTACAACTGGCCGGGGCAGTTCAAACCATTCGCCCACCAGAAAGAGACCGCTGCATTCCTGACACTACGCAAACGTGCATTCTGTTTTAACGAGCAGGGTACAGGCAAGACCGCTGCAGTTATCTGGGCGGCTGACTATCTGATGAAGATAGGCGCGGTGCGTCGAGTGCTTATCATCTGCCCTCTATCTATTATGAAGTCGGCATGGCAGCAAGACTTGTTCAAGTTCGCCGTGCACCGCAGCTGTGACATTGCGTACGGCAAGCGGGAGCAGCGCATTAAGGTTGTGCAGGATGGTGCTGAGTTCGTCATCGTCAACTTCGACGGGCTTGAGATTATCAAAGACGAGATAGCTAACGGTGGGTTTGATCTGATCGTAGCTGACGAAGCCTCTGCGTATAAAAACGTACAGACTAACCGCTGGAAGACGTTGAAGACCCTGCTTACACCAGACACGTGGCTGTGGATGCTTACTGGTACACCAGCTGCTCAGTCACCTGTAGATGCGTTCGGTCTGGCCAAGCTTATCAACCCCGATGGCATACCTAAGTTCTACGGTCAGTTCCGCGACAAGGTCATGGAGAAGGTCGGGCAGTTCCGCTGGATACCCCGCGCTAACTCAGAGGTGACTGTGCACAACGCACTACAACCCGCGATCAGGTTTGAGAAGGCGCAGTGTCTAGACCTACCGGATGTTACGTATGTCGAACGTGAAGCGCCGCTTACACCGCAGCAGAAGATGTACTACAAGATTCTGAAAGAGCAGATGCTGATGGACGCTGGCGGTGAAGAGGTTACTGCTGTTAACGCAGCAGTTAAGCTAAACAAACTGTTACAGATTTCTGGTGGCGCTGTCTATTCCGACAATAAGGAAGTCATTGAGTTCGACGTATCAAACCGGCTGAAGGTTGTGCAGGAAGTTATTGAAGAAGCTAGCCACAAGGTGCTAGTGTTCGTGCCGTTTACGCATACGATACAGTTGCTCAAAAATCATCTGACTAAGGCTGGTATCACTAGTGAGATTATTAACGGACAGATTTCTGCGGGTAAACGCTTTGAGATATTTCAGCAGTTCCAGAACAAGCCCGACCCTAAGGTGTTAATCATTCAACCACAGGCAGCTTCGCACGGCGTTACGCTTACCGCAGCAGACACAATAATCTGGTACGCACCTGTCACTAGTGTAGAAACATATCTACAAGCAAACGCACGTATCAATCGCCCCGGTCAGAAGAACGCTATGACTATCGTGCATATCAAAGGCAGTCAGGTCGAGACACGTATGTACAACGTGCTGCAGGGCAACATAACAAACCACAATAAAATAATTGACTTGTACAAACAAGAACTCAACGAAAAGTAGTTGACACTGTTAAGAGATAGTGTATAGTAGGTCTTGGGGAAAGCGGATGCTGACCAGTTAGCTGAAATGCAAAGGCAGTGCAGCGAGTACCCATCTGTGTTTGTGTAGTGGAAGTGGGTAGTGAGGTTGGACAAGCCGAGCGGTGTGTGGCGCTAGTAACTACCGCAGCGGGGGCAGGGCGATCCTTTCGTAGCACTCCAAGTGCTCTGTGACCCCGCACTAACGAAGGAGCTAATGATGGAAGATATACCTATAAATAAATTGACTAAGGTGTACTTAAAGATACGCGATGCAAGAGAAGCCTTATCGAAAGAATACTCAACCGCTGATGCAGCATTAGTAGAACAAATGGCGGTTGTTGAGCAGCAGATGTTAGAGATGTTCAAGAAGAACGAAGCAACAAGCGTTAAGACCCCAGCTGGTACCGTAATCCGTCGCGTATCTACAAGGTACTGGACTAACGATTGGGACTCGATGCACAAGTTCATAAAAGAAAACGATGCACTAGGGCTGCTAGAGCAACGTGTACATCAGACCAATATGAAGCAGTTTTTAGAAGACAACCCAGATGTATTTCCCCCCGGTATGCTTGTGGATAGCAAGTATGCAATCACAGTTAGAAGGAGCCGTACGTAATGAGCAAAGATATTTCAATCTTTAAGAACCGCGATGTAGCAGTCGCTGGTAAGAAATCCCCCAGTGCGCTAACACAGTCGCTGATGAAGCAGGGTAGCAGACTTAAACGCATCTCGCCGCGTAACGGTATGTTTGTTCGCGTGGTTAATGGCGATGCCGCTGGCAAGCTTAAGCCACCACTTCGTGTCGTGCTGGTAGGTGTAGCGCAAGCTAACGCGCAGCGTCAGTTCTACATCAGTTCGTACGACCCTAACGCTGAAGCAACTGCGCCTGACTGCTGGTCAAACGACGGCAACAAGCCTGACGCTAATGTTAAAGCACCACAGGGTAAGACTTGCGAGACCTGCCCACAGAATGTAAAAGGTTCTGGTTCGGGTAACACACGTGCTTGCCGCTTTGAGCGCCGTGTTGCAGTCATCCTGCCTGATGAAGTTGGTGGCAATAACCACGGCGACATCTATCAGATGAAGTTTGCATCGAAGTCTATCTTCGGCAAAGGCGCAGGTCAGGTGTTCCCGCTGAATGCTTACATCGACTACGTTATTGCTAATGGCGAGAACATCGATGGTGTTGTTACTGAGATTGACTTCAACGAGGACAACGACAACCAGTCGGTATTGTTCCGCGCTGTTGATTTTGTAGCTTCGCATCCTGAACTGCAAGCTGCTGTAGATGAGGCCGTTGCGTCACCAGAATCACAGAAAGCCGTGACGCTAACCGTAGCTGCTGTGGACAAGGGTGAGGGTGGTGCTAATGAAGAGTTCGATACGCCGAAGAAGCCTGTCACGAAAGCGGCGACCGTGGAAGTGGAAGAGGATGAAGCTCCTGTCGCTGAACCTACGAAGCGCGCTAGTAAGAAGGCAACGCCGCCCCCTGCGGAGACCAAGAGTTTGGCTGACGTTGTTAGTGCGTGGAGTGATGACGAGGAGTAATACATGAGCTACGGCTATAGCCAACAGCTCGTTAGCGCAAACCGGCGAGCCAACAAGAAGTCGCCGGGCGTGTTGCTGGGTAGGGTATGTATCAATGCAGACTACCCGGTGTCTGAGATTGCAGGTCGTATTGGTGTGAGCCGCACTACGATCTACAACTGGTTCACCGGACTCTGCATCCCAGCAGACAAACACGTTGTGCTTATCGACGAGCTTATACAAGAGCTGAATCGCAGTAAGTAAAGTTACGCCGCACCCCCGTGCGGCTTCTGGGGAGGAGCAATCCTCCCCTTTTTTACCCTCTAAAAAACCATGGCTGACTTTGACCTACTAGATAACGTGCTATCGCCCGATGGGTGGTTCGCCGTTCTCGGCATAAAAGGCAAGTCAGTGCTGCAGGAACTCGTTCAGACCAGACAAGAATTAAACGAGATTGCGGATAAATTCCTAAGTGCAAAGCGCAATGTGTACTTCGGCTGCGCTAAGTACGAAACGGGGGATAACAGGCAACAAGAAAACGCTAAGTACTTCAAAGCGTTCTGGATGGACATTGACTGCGGCCCTGACAAAGCCGTACCAAACCCTAAGAAGGGTAACAAGATTGAAGGCTACATAGACCAAGCCACAGGTATGCAGGAGCTTCAGCGGTTCTGCAAAACGGTCGGTCTGCCTAAGCCTACTATCGTAAACTCTGGGCGGGGCTGGCACCTGTATTGGATTCTTGACGAGGTTATATCCCGTGCGCAGTGGGAGCCTGTATCAAATAGACTGCTCGACCTGTGCCGGATTCATAACCTGATCGTAGACCCTAGTGTCTTTGAGGCAGCGCGTATCCTGCGCATACCGGGCACTTTAAACTTTAAGGACAACCCACCAGCTAAGGTAGAAGCAGTAACACTAGGTAAGACTGTGACGCTGGCACAGATGCGGGAAATACTAGGCGTTGTGGATGCACCGGCTAAGAAGTTCGCCCCGCGCCGGGACATCAAGCGTAGCGCCCTGACTCTATCCCTCATGGGGAATCGTGTCGCCAAGTTTAAGACGATCATGATGAAGTCGGCAAAAAACGAAGGTTGCCAGCAACTAGTGCATTGCTTCCGTAACCAAGACACGATCAGCTACGACCTGTGGCGCTCGGCTTTGTCGATCACTGCGTTCTGCGAGGAAGGCGCAACGGCTGCGCACAAGATGTCGGAGCAGTACCCCGGCTATGACCCTGAGGAAGTTGAGATCAAGGTTCAGGATTTGCAGCGTAAGGGTGGTCCTCACTTTTGCACCACGTTCGAGAAGTGGAACCCCGGCGGCTGTGACGGCTGTCAGCACAAGGGTAAGATCACAACGCCTATCGTTTTGGGCAAGGAGATAGCCAGAGATGAGCCGACTGACAAAGGCTATGTAGTCGAGGCTGAGGAAGAAGACAAGGAACCTGTACAAGTCGTCATCCCCCCATACCCATGGCCGTACTACCGTGGCAAGACTGGCGGCATATACAGGGAGATCAAGGACGACGATGACGAGCTGGTGTATGAGCACGACCTCTATGTAGTCAAGCGTATGCGCGACCCTGAACACGGCGAAGTTGCTTTGATGCGACTGCACCTGCCACGTGACGGAGTCATGGAGTTCACAGCGCCGCTGAACCAGATCATTGTCAAAGAAGAATTACGCAAGGTGCTGGCCAAGCAGGGAGTTGCTGGGTATCCGAGGCAGATGGAGACCCTATCGCATTGCATTTTGGCCAGCGTCAAGGAACTACAAATATCAAAGAAGGCAGAACTTATGAGAACACAGTTCGGCTGGGTAGATAACGACAGCAAGTTTATTGTGGGCGACCGCGAGATCACTGCAGACTCTATCTACTACAGCCCCCCGTCATCACACACCGCAACCATAGCGCAATGGATGACCCCTAAGGGTACGTTAGAAAAATGGAAAGAAGTCTTCAACCTGTACAACAGGCCGGGTCTGGAGCCGAATGCGTTTGCTGCACTTACAGGGTTCGGGTCGCCGCTGCTGAAGTTCACCGGGTTAAACGGGGCCATCATCAACGTCATCTTCAAGAACTCTGGTAGCGGCAAGTCCACGACGTTGTATATGTGCAACAGCATCTGGGGGCACCCCGAGCGTCTTATGGCTATCCCGCGAGACACGATGAACGCTAGGATGCACCGGCTGGGGGTTATGAATAACCTGCCGTTCACGATGGACGAGATCACCAATATGAAGTCCGAGGAGTTCTCAGACCTGTCATACGCCATGTCGCAAGGCCGAGGCAAAGACCGGCAGAAGGCATCAGCCAACGAGCTGCGCCTGAACATGACTTCATGGAATAGCTTGTCCTTGGCCAGCGCCAACGCATCGTTCTACGAGAAGCTAGGTGCCTTGAAGAACACACCTGACGGTGAGCGTATGCGGGTTATCGAGTACGAGATCGGCTACAGCAACGCCATCAGCACAAAAGAAGGCAAGAATATGTTTGACCACGTGCTGCGCGATAACTACGGCCATGCTGGTGACATCTACGCGCAGTGGCTTGTGGCTAACCGGGAAGAGGCTGTACGTAGCTTGCTAGAAGTACAAGCCAAGATAGATAAGGAGTTGCGCTTAACTCAGCGGGAGCGGTTCTGGTCGGCTATCGTGGCCTGTAATATCACCGGCGGCTTGATTGCTAAGCGTCTGGGCTTGATCGACTACGACTTGAAAGCTGTGTACAAGTGGGCTTGCAGCATGATTCGTGACGTGCGTAACGACAACGAAGCACCCATAGACGACGCAACCAACACCATCGGCGACTATATCAACCGGCACCTGCGCCACGTGCTGGTCATCAACGGCGAGGCAGATCAGCGCACCCAGCTTACACCGGCACCGCTACAGGAACCGTACGGCGAGTTAATAATTAGATATGAGCCTGACACCAAGCGGATGTACATCGTGGCTAAGCACTTCCGAGACGACTGCGTGAAGCGTCAGGTCAACGCCAAGAATACGTTGAAGCAGCTTGAGACTAAGAGCATATACCTAGGCTCGACTACCCGCCGTATGACTACAGGCACCAAGATCAAAGGCACTCCTGTCCACGTGATGATGTTCGACTGCAGCACTCCAGAGTTCATCAGTATGGACGACTACATCAATCCGGGGGCTACAGATGCGGATAGAGGGAGTGGTGTATCAGGTTAACTGGAAGGCGTTTAAGCGGGGGGCGTCGTTCTTTATCCCCTGCCTAAACCCTGACGAGGCTACAGCAGACATTATGTTTGTAGTCGAACGACTACAGTATGACGTTGTTACAAAAACAGTAATAGAGAATGGCATTCAGGGTGTACGAATCTGGCGTGTCTGAGCTATACTAAACCCGACAGAAGCGTTGTTAGCTCCTTCGCAACCTGTCATTCTCCTTCTTGCTGAGTACTTCCCCCGGCCAGTCCGGGGGTTTTTTTATCTACCCCTATCAGCGGCGTCTACCGCACGTTCCCTGACTGGGTACAACTGATAGAACTTCTCCTCCACCTCCATACCACGTCGCGTATTCTCCCGCCGTTTTTCTACGAATTCAATGTAGTTTTCAATCGCATCGTCATCGATAGTCAAGTCTGAATGCCTAAACGTAGAGTTAAAGGTTTGAATTTCTCCCTGCACTTTTCTCGCAATATCATCTCTACCTAATTGATTTGCTTTCACAAACCTGCGAATGATGTCACCCCGCGCAGTTTGAATCTGGCGTTTGTGTTTGTTGATAAACGCGTCCGCATCCTCAAGCTTAGCCAGCGTAGCAGGACGAAAGCCCAGTGCCTGCATAAACAACACACCTTTTGTAAACTCCTCAGGGTCTATCTTTGACTCTAACCCCGGCGTCTTAGCGCCTTCTTTGCCCAGCCTGTATGCGTCAAACGGAGCACGTATAGTCTTAACAGGAATAAACTTACTCACGGCTTTTAGCGTATCGCCTTCCGCATAAGCTTTACCTGCTTTGTATATACCCGCAAGCGTACCTACTGCTGGAGCGGAGATAGTAACTGTGCTGTTGGAAAGCGCACTGTCAAAGTCAACGGAGTCCGGTGTGGTTCTAAAATAGAGACTGCCTTCAGACAAACCAGAAGCAAAGTCTGCACCACTAACCGTAGTAAGAACGCCGTCGGCCATCATATCGCTGAGCTTATAACCACCGATGCTTATATTCCCATACTCCTTCGGCAGGTACACTTCTTTGAGCCATCGTGTAATGTCCATACCCTTCAAGATATCTTCGTCATCATCGTCGCTAATCATATTAGCCAGCATCTGATACATACCCAGCACAAAGCTAACGCCGAATACACCTGTTATGCCAGAACCAATCGCACCCATACTCAGAGACCCTAACAGTGCGTACGCAGCACCACGTCTAGTGTTACCCGGCAAGGGCTTCAACATTTCTCTCATGTTGCTGCCGTAGTAAAACGACGTGAAGATAGCCCACTTATGGAACTGGATGGCTAGTCTAGCGACTGGGTTACGAGTCCACGACGGCATGTTCTCTGGAAGGAAGTTATACAAAGCTTCGTCTGTTACGTCATGTGCAAACTCAACAGCTTCTTCCTTGGTCATTTTCTTTTTTGTGCCAAGACGCGGAGTATTCATCGCCATCTGAAACGCCGTTAGGAATGTAACTTCACGGGTAATGCGCTCCGAGCCTTGGTGTAACGCGCCAGAGATTCGCACAGAGGTATCAAAGCCTTGTCCTAATTTAGAGGCGGACTCTCCTATGCCTTTCAGGTACAGATCAAAAGTCTGCGTACCCTGTGTTGCAATGCCACGTTTGTCCATCTCTTCTACTGCGTACTGCAGTAGTGGGTCGTTACGAACTAGCGCGGATGAACCAAACGACGGAAGCGTATAAGACACGTTGCCATCTTTATCGACTTTAGTTACACCTACTTGTGCATACGCGTGACGAGTAAACTTGCCCATCTGTTTAAGCACAGCGAATGGTCCGAAGTGCTTAGTCAGCACCGGAGTTGAGCGAGACGGCAACGACCACATGTTGTTCATAACCGCCCGCAAATCTGTCAGGTGATACATGAACGTGAACTTAGTTGCGAAGTGCACAAGGTTATCGAACGCGTTATAGAGCCTACCGTTTTTCTCTGGCGGTGCTATGTTCCCTCGTATGCGGTTCTCCAGCGCCTTGATAAGTGCTTCGTCTTTTGCACGTGTGGGCTTACCTTCAATGCTATCTATAGCCGCGCTAAATGCTAGGCGCATCTTAGGTTGATACTTTATAGCTGCAAGCTGCGAAGCCATACGACTGCCAGCTGTCACGAAGCTACGCAAACCGTCTTTCGAATAGCCTTCTACGTCTTTACGATGAATGAAAGCTTTCTGAAACTTAGTCTCTGGCAACGTCATTAAGTGCATCTGGAATACGTCACGCGCCAGCGATTCTTTTGTTGCATCCGTAGTATTACCCAGCTCGCTAATCTTACGCAGCACATCTTTAAGGATGTCGCTGTTATCCGCCATGCGCTCACGTAGCGTGTCTATATCGTCACCGTCGCTAAGCTCTTTGTTCTCGCGCAAGTCCGCTTCCGACCGGGCGTCACCTTTACGCTTCATGCCTTTCAGATACTTAGCACGGGCAGTGTTGCGCTTACCTTCACTCTCAAACATCTCAAAGCGCAGGTTGTCACCCCTACCTGTCTGCAACCAGAATCTACCGAAACGCATCAGCGGGAAGTACGGCGATATGCGAGAAGCCTCGCCATAAAGTTCTTCCAGTGTGTCGATCAGCTTCTCTTTAGACTCCTTGTTCATCTGCGAGTTCTGCACATTCTGGATCATCATTGCATGTGCCAGTCTAGCTTGCGTGGTGTAGTAGTCCCGCACCTTGTTGTACACCGTACGAGCTTCGGGAGTCAGCGCATCCCACATACGGTTTAGCTTGCCGTTAGACTTATCCTTAGACGGGTCTACGCGGGCAATCGTTGACTGGTGCATTACCTCGGCAAGGCGAATACCTTCCTTAGACTTCAGCGCCAGCCACTCCTTACCCAGCGACTCAACCAACTTCATCTGCCCAAGCTTGAAAGTGTTTGCTTCCCGCATCAACCCCTTTATGATCTCACCCTGCTTAATCTCAGCGCGTTTCATGGTTCGAAGCAAAGCATCGGTAGGTACTTGCCCCAGCCAAAACTCACGGGCGGTACCGGTCAGGTTGTAGTAGTTTTCTACAAAGTAGTTGAGAAAGCCTTCAGCTGTACGCGCAGCTTTCTGCGTCAGGCCAATAGCTTGTAGTTGATCTTCAAAAATCGGAGTGTCCAGCTTAGCTTCTTCAGCATCAGCTTTAGTTTCTTCTTTCGCCTGTGTAGTCGTGTTCTTTACGTCATTCCGTTTAGCGGCCATCGGCCCGCCTAGGTCGTTACGCGCAAGCTCCGCTAGTTTCTTAGCACTTGGCTTCTTAGCTTGCATAATCTCATGCGAGATCAGCAGCAGATCTTTCAGGCCAGACTTCAACTCAGGGTTGATGCCAAACAGCTTCATCAAGATGTCAACGAAGCGGTCAAAGCCATTAGTCTTGGTAGACGTGCCCGGTACCTCATCCTTCAAGAACAGCTTCATATCCGGGTCGGTCATGCCATAGGCATAGAACTCCTGAATATCTGTGAATGCTTTAGCGCTAGCTAGCCGGTCTAGGTTTGGCGGCGCGGAACCTTCGGATTTAAGGCGAGCATAAGTCTCACGAGCGCGGGTCATCAGATCGCGCAGTTGGTGCACAGCTTCCGCTAGGCGGGCCGGTACCGGTGCATCGTTCCTTTCAGCCATCTCTACAAAGGCAATCTTCTTAGCACCAACAGCGTGCATAGCCTCGTGCAGAACGATTTCGTTATTGATGCCCTGACCTTCACCGTAGCTTGCGCCACTAACAAGCACACTACCGCCGTCCGTGTAAGGCACGTATACACCAGCAGCATCGTCATCCAACATTGCTTTTGCTTCGGGGTCTACGCCTTCTGAATCTCGCTCGACTACACCGAACGATGTTTCCTCCACCATGTCTATGTTGTCATCCTGCAACAGACGCGAAGCAAGTTCAGACTCAAGCTGGTTAGGCGACTCAGCAATATAGATAAGCGCACCAGTCAGACTAGTCAGTTCGTTGAAAGTAGGGTCTGGGCGCATGTCGAGCTGCTGCTCGATACGATAGATGTCGCTCTCAGACAGTCCTAGTTCTTCTTGTTCTTCACGGCGTGTAGCAGCGAGGATGCGTGGGTCGGTAGGGCTAAACGCACCTGAATTAAATACAGACTTAATCTGCGTAGGGTCGTAGACGGCTAGGTTTTTACGGCCACCTTCAGACACGTAGAAGCCGTCGAAGCCCGCAGCACGTATTGCTTGCTGTATAAAGTCTTGCTCAATATCTGACCAGCTTCCACGTTTTACGTTTTCTAAAAAGAATTGGTCTCGACGAGATAGCTCACCAGTACCTCTAAGTTGTTTTTCTATTTCTTTTATATGCTCGGGATTATCGTAATCAAACGGATTCTGCGCGCTAACATAGACCGGCACGATGTTGGCGTTCGAAGGTAAATTATTACGAGCTATTTCTAGATACTCATCAGTAGGATCAGTACCCTTTTCTTTTGCAGCTTTTTGCCCTTCTTTTTTAAACTGTTCTATTTGCGCTTCAGTAAAAAATTCTCTTGGGTTGCGCTGCATATAGTTTTCAGACATGTCAGCGAAACTCTCAGCAAACTTCGGATCTTCCGTCAGGAAGATAGCACCAGCTTGCTTTGCACGGAACGCGTGGATATCACGAGCCGTACCGTGGTACATAACCTTAGGCGAACCATCAGCATTGCGTACGACAGAGTCACCGAACCATGCCTTAAACGCATCTCTCATGCGGGCGGCGAGTGGTTTACCCAGAGCTTCTTTTTTAGCTTTGCCTTCTGCACGAGCTTTCTTGTACTCCGCAGACTTGCGCTCTCTGTCGATCAGAACTTCTGGCTTAGGTGGTATGTCGTGAAAATCTTCAAGCTTGGCAGTGCCT